TAAATGGTTGCACGATCACCCTATTCATGAATCAGATAGTGAATGGCAGGAGATAACCAGTTTTTCAAAGAAGTTCAAAGTTCACGATCCCAAGTCTGTACATTCGGAGAAATAATGGATCATGTCTTAGTTTGCCCTTGTGGTGAAGTAGTTTTAAAATCTGTAGGAGATGTAGCTAAGCTAAGATCTAAGATACTTCTTTTTAAAGGTTTAGAGACATATGCAGTTTGCAAGCGATGTAACCGAGAGTTTTCAGTACCTATCCGTTTAGATCCTTCCATGACTCAAGAGAATAAACAGCCCAAGCTATTTGTAAATAAAAAATAACTTGACAGATCCAAACCTGTAAAAGATACTCAAAACAATTGAATAATTGAAGTTTTTAGATTCCATGCTGCTCCAATAAAAGGGAGGTTGGGTTTTTCCAATCTCCTTTTTTGCGTTTAGGATCTCAATTTTGATAGATTTTGTAAAAGATAGTGACTTTGATTTCTGGCTTCCTTTAACGTTAGCTAAGTCAAATAATGCAGAAAAGATTAAAGGTCACAGCCGTTGGATTCAAGGCATAGCTTCTACTGAAGATTACGATCTGCAAAAAGAAAGTGTAATTCAACACGGTATCGATTTCAGCTATTTCCTTAAACATGGTTATTACAACGATGACCATAAAAAGGGACCAAAACATAAAGTTGGTCAACCTACTGAAACAAAAGTAACAAACAAAGGTCTTTGGACAAAAGGTTATCTTTGGGAACCTGGAACACATGAAACTTCAGATGCTATCTGGGAACTAATTCATGCTTTAGTAGCTTCAAATTCTGATAGAAAAGTAGGTTTTTCTATCCAAGGTAAAACAGTTCATCGAGCTGGTAACAGAATTTTAAAGTGCTGGGTCCAAGACATTGCTATTACAGTCGCTCCTATCAATACACATACATGGTTAGATGTTGTTAAGTCCTTAGACGCCGTTCCAGAAGATAAATGGTGTAAAGGTGAGTCTGATTTATGGATGGAAGAAGATCTCTTAAAGAAAGCTCACAAGTGTACCTGCAAAACCAAATGTCACGATTGCACTAAGTCAATAGATTCAGATCAAAATTCTTCTCTTGATGAAGATGATATGGACCTAAAAAAGAAGAAAGAAAAAGAAGAAGAAGAAAAAGCATTATCCACTCAATCAGGATCTGCGATTATTCCTGAAAGTTTGGATTCCAAAGAAAAGAAGCAAGGTTTAATCGGTAAATCATTATCAGAAGATGAATGTATATTTTGGCTACAACGAGAACGGGGACTTTCAAAAAGTCAGTCTCAAGTAATTGTTAACGCTATTTTCGAGATTAATAACCAGTAAAAGGGAGAAGAGAATTATGAAAAAGATTCCGCAGGACAAATTCTTCAAATCCCTGGAAAAGTTAGGGACTATGGCAGGGCTAAGTACTGAAGAGATGAAAAAATCTCAAATTTGTACAGGTCCGAATAGTGAAGTCACTAGCTGGCCAGGTGGAGAAGTAGAGAAGTATTCCGAGAAATGGGAAGACGGTAATACGAATGGCACTGACTATAGTAATAGCAAAGCCATGAAAAAAGCCCGTGAGGACATTGCTGAAAAAGTTATGAAAGGCGAAGCCTTAACTCCTCAGGAAGTTTCTTTAGTAAAAAGTGACTATGAGAAGGCTATGCCCGCAGCGGCAAAACTTCCTGGTGTTGGTGCTCCTACGATGAAGGGCAAAGATGCTGATGAAGATGACGAAGGCGGAGACAAAGATCTTCCTTTCTTCGCTATGCAAGGAAAAAAAGGAAAGAAAGACGAAAAAGAAGATAAAAAAGACGATAAAGACGATATGGGGAAATCCATGCAAGCCGCTTTTGAGTCTAGTGATACTTTGAATGAAGGGATTGATGTTTCTCCTTTCTTAGCTGAATTTGCAAAATCTTTTGCTTATGGCTTACAAGGTATTGAAGCTCGTCTTGGTCGCTATATTAACGAGACTATTAAAAAATCGATTGATGAATTTGCTGAAACTCAAGGCGAATTTAACAAATCGTTAGCTGAAGCAGTTGTTAATATCGGTCACGGTATTAATGGTGCTATTGAGCAAACAGAAGCTATGGTTCAAGCTCCTGCTCGTGGTCCTAAATCCATGATGGTAGACAATTCTATTTCTAAAGGTGGGAATAATGTAGATCAATTGTCGAAATCTCAGATTTTAGACCATATGTGTGATTTGGTAGAAAAAGGCCAAATTAATTCGATGGAAGTTATTAAATTTGAATCAACCAACACGATGTCCCCAGGAATTCAAGATATCGTCATGAAAAGCTTAAGTTAATTAGGCGCAAAAGGAGAGTAAAATGTTAGGACAAATCTCTATGCGTCAGTATGACGGATTGAATGGTTTTGGATCTGCTTCGTCACAAGACGCAATAAATTTAACGAAAGCACTTGAAGCTGGGTATCAGGTTGTCAATCAAAGTGGCGGGTCTGCACTTCGAGTTGAGTCTCTTGAAGCTTCGCTTAAGGTAGTAACATACACAAGTCACCATATTAAACTATGGAAAAAGATTCCTCGTAGTCCTGCCTATAGTACTGTTGAAGAGTACAATCAATTACAGTCCTATGGACCTCAGAGCTTTGCCTTCACACAAGAAGGTGAATTAGCTCCTACGACTGATGCTCAGTATGCAAGACGAACTCAGCTAATCAAATTTCTCTCTACTACGAGGGAAGTTACACATCCTATGACACTTGTACATCCTGCTCATGGGGATGTTATCAGCTTAGAAAATAAAAATGGTATTTTGTGGCTCTTAGAAAGAGTAGAAACTTCCTTATATTCTGCTGATAGTTCTTTGGCTTTTGATGGTGAAGCAGAACAATGGGATGGAATGGATGCTATGATCGATCCTACTTCCTTTTTGGATCTTGAAGGCCAACCCATTCAAGAAGCCTCTATTGAAGAAGCCTCAAATAATATTATCGAAAATTTTGGTTTTCCAACTGATATGTTTTTAGGAACTCGCGTTATGAGTGACATCGTAAAAACGATGTACCCACGCGAACGTGTAACTCTTCCCGCTCCTGTAAATGGTGTTATTGGACAAGCTGTTAATTCAATGGCAACCCAAGCTGGAGTAATTGAGTTTAACCCCAGTGTATTTATTCGCCCGTTGGCTTCTCCTCCAGCTTCAACAACCCATGCTAATGCTCCTCAAACACCTGCTTCTATTGTTGCTGGTGCTATGGCTGGCGCAGATGGCGATTTTAACAAGGGTGCTCCTGCTGGAACCAATGATTATGCTTATGTTGTGACTGCATGTAACCGTTTTGGTGAGTCAGCTCCTTCTCCTTTTATGGGAGCCGGAGTTCCTGTTATCCAAGCCGATAAAGATGCCTTCAAACATATTCCTTTAACCATTACTAATGCCGGTACGATTGGGGCTTTCCCTCCTGAGTATTTCAGGATTTATCGTAGTCGTCCATTAGCTTCTGGAGCAACTGTTCCTGCTGCTACAACAAGCTATAGCATGATTATGCAAATACCTGCTTCTTCTCAAGTAGCTGGTGGGCCAACCCTAGTTAACGATGTAAACTTCCTGTTACCGTTTACTTCAATAGCCTATATTGGTGAGATGGCTGAATCAGTATTAACATTCCGTCAACTAGCTCCTATGATGAAGCTCGACCTTGCCGTCATCGCCCCTGCGCTACGTTGGACAATCTTGCTTTATGGGACTCCACTTATGTTTGCTAACAAAAAATGGGCAAGAATGATCAATATTGGCCAACTTTAATCTAACAATTTCAATTAGTTAGACAAGAGTCCTCGTTAAGTCCTTCGTTTATTCTACAATAGACCTAAATCATTTAAAAATATGTTTACATATTCATGATACTAGCGTATTCTATTTTTATGATAGATTATGAAATAATTATAGAACTTAAAAATAAATTTTATTCTAATGCCGAGATTCACAGGCTTCATGGTTGGTCAGAAATAACAATTAGAAAAGTAATTGACAGATTTGTTAAAGAAGGAAAATTGAAGCCTCCGAAAGAGCATTTTCAGGATACAGTTATTCGCTTAAAGAATGAAGGTCTTTCTAATAGAGAAATTGCAGAAGCGACTAGAACCAACTTGAATACTGTTGGAAAGTATGTTCAGAAGTTTGTTGGTAAAGGTAAGATTAATTTAAAACCAAAAAAAGCTTGGAACGAGGGTAAAACATTTGATCGTGTTATTCGAACTTGCGCTAATTGTGGAACTGGAGTTGCAAAATTTATATTGTCCTGGCAGCATGTTGAACACATTTTTTATTGTAGCCAAGAATGCAGACGGTTAGAC